ATGACCAAGAGCGAAGACAGACTACTCTCGCTCCTCTTCGAGGAGGGAAGGGTGCTCGATAACCTGAAGTTCTTCCCCGGCGAAGAGTGCGCCTCCTCGGAAGAACTCTTTGATGAGGCATTTCTTGCTATCTCTGAAGTAACTTCGGGGAAAAGCAAGATTGTAATGCCAATGGCGGCTAGTGAAAAAGTTGCGCACGCTGACTTCGTGGCTAGCCTTTAAAGTTTTTTTTGGTATTTAGAAAAGTCCGGGCTGTTGCCCGGGCTTTTTTTATGGGGAATCGATGTCGATCGTAAAAATTATTCGGCACTTTGAGGGCCTAGGACGCGCTCCAGTGCAGATTCCAGATATCCTAAAACAAATACAAGCCGTCACTCTTGATGAGCGAGTAGAGATACATGGATACGACCGACCGGCTAATAAGCTACGTGGATTTCACTACCGTTACCATATCGAACCGCTCAAAGATTCTGCACTGATGCCTGAACGCGTAGCAGTTGCAGCTTATAGCGTTCAGCAGGCGAATGAGTGGCAACGATTGGTGTGTGCCAAGGAACTCGTTCATATTTTTGACCGCGATCCGATCAAAACGAGTTCGAAGCTGGAGGTTGTGAGGCTAGGACACCACATTGGCGGTAATGTGAAGTTTGACGACGTGGATGATAACAACATCCAGAGCTTCTTTGACGAGGTCGCAAAGTATCAGGCCCTCGCCATATTATTTCCTTTCGGCCTACGTGAGGACATCCTTGCATCTGCCGCAACAATTGATGACGCGCTAATTAACAGGGTCGCCCAACACGTCGAAGTTCCTGTTGATTTCGTTGAGATGGTTTTGGGCAACATCTGGCCGCTGATGCATGTCAACATCCACGCGGTGGGATGACGTCCGGTTTCCTCTCAGCATAATTTATTTTCCCTTCGCGCCGCAAACGCGTGAACTGTAAATCGTCTGTCGACCGGACCCGATTTTTCAATTTGATTTACGGTGGGTACTTGTGTCGAAGCAATTATCAACCTATCCCTAACTCTGACGCCGCTTGGGGCTAGCTTGACGCTACTCTCATGATTTTGCGCGGTTTGTTTGTAGAGGGGCGAGTGTTGAAACTTCTCGATAACTACGAGCGAGTGATTTATCGCAAAAATCCTCTCGTAGAGGTATTAGCGCAAATAAAGTTTCCGACTTCGCTGCTTATTGCATCAACGCTTCCGACCCAGTTCCAGCAGGAGCTATTAGATTCGTACCCCATCTTCGAGCCTCAAGGCGCGCTTCACGTTGATATCGAAGGGGGAAATCCTAATGCGGTTATGACGAATCAGTATCTGTTCAAATCCGGCGATGACAGATGGAGCGTGACGCTAGCTTCCGACTCTCTTACCTTGTCTACTTCGGACTATGTTCGATGGGAAGAGTTTTCATATCGGTTGAGAGAAATTATAAACGCACTCTTGAAGTGTTATAAGATTGGTAGTTTCTCTCGGATAGGTTTAAGATACCGCGACATCATTGATCCAGAACCTTTGGATTTGTTGGGGTGTGCATGGGCAGAGTTGATTACGCCGGTTTTGCTCGGGATATTCGATGCGCCTGAATTGGGTGAAATAGTTGTAGATCACACAGCTTCGGCGGCTACGTTCGCTGTTGAAGATTTTAGGGTGAATCTACAAACGAGTTTTGTGCTCAACCAAAATGAAAACAAAGCGTTTTTGATTGATTCGGATTTCTTTCAGGTAGCTGTCAGCACAGCGGGAGTTGAAAATGCGATCGGCGTCCTCAGTCGCCTACACACGTACTCAGGACCGGTCTTCCGGTTCTGCATTACTGAAAAATTACACCAAGCTCTCGGGCCAGAGCCTGTTCGAAAACGGGATTGAGCTGTCGGGCCTAGGGTGGTTTGACGGCACGAGTGACGCTGCTCCATCTGGCGTTTTCGACAGTTGGCTATCGCAGTTGTTTACGGCTGTGAGAGAGAACCAGCGCATCAAAAAGCAGGAACTAGTCTATTCTTATTTTCACACGCTCTACCAGCCAAAGCCTGTCAAAAAAAACTCTGCGTTGATGCTGGTGATGCTCCAAGAACTAGAAGGACGGCTCGCTCCGTTTGTTATTTCTCTCGGAAGTAACTCCGAGGATCTGACGCATCCGCGCCACAAAGTTGCCATCCATTACGGTGATGCGGCTCAGGTCGTCTTGGAGTTGCCGGATGTGCAAGGTTATCCATCGAGCCGAAGCCAGTGGATTGCGTCTGCGCGAGCAATGTTTGAAATAGGAAAAGATTATCAGCGCGTAGAAGACATTGCCGAGATAATTAACCTTATCGAATCTCGACTCCAAGGCAACCTGCACGAGGAAGTTAGTGATCTTTTTGCGGTTTTGAATACCGAGAACACCCCGATTGCATTTCTAGTCGCAGCGCTCCGTATCACGTTGCCATGCCGTGACCAGATCGCGAATTGGTCACTGCTGCGGTCACGCACTAGCGTCGCAATTGAGGGTGAAGGACGTAATAGCGCTAAGCTTCTTCGCGGACTGATTGATTAATGGTGAATGACGGTGCGGTTGTTGACCCCGGGACAATGGCTTCTCACATTGGAGTAGCTATTAAGCAGGTCAGTGATTCTCAAAATCACGTTGGACTGCTGTATAGAGATTCTCAGGGAGTACAATTTTGTCATCTTGCATTTCACCATGACCTTCGATTTGAAAACGCTCGCTCTGACTATCATTGGGCAGAATCGGGAGTCTTCGAAGATGACGAAGAGAGCGCTAAAATATTAGCCGCTCGAATTATCACCCTCAAGCAAAAGAGGGGATATATATCTTACGGTTTTTTCTCGGGAAAAGGACCCGTGTTTAATTCCAAGGGGGAATTTATAGAGTTCCCTTCGCCGGGGATGGGCCTCACCTGTGCGACATTCATATTAGAACTTTTTCACGCAATGGGTTTTACGATTGTAGACGCCGGGAGCTGGCCAGATCGCGCAGCGGACGCTGCATGGAAAGACCATATAGTAAATGTCCTTTACGAGTACTTTCCCGACCACGCTTTGGCACTAGAGAATTTTAGGGACGGCGTTAGAATAAGGCCAGAAGAAGCTGCGGCTTGCGTTATCTCTCAAGCATATCCAACGAAATATGATCTGGCGATCAAGATGGCAGAAGAAATTTTGGCTGATCTCAACGGGGTCGACTCTTCTGATTGTGAGGGCGGAGCATCTGCTGCGAAAACTAAATGACTTCAAATGTTGGACAATGGGCCGCGGGAACGAGGTCGCTTCTGGACACCCACCAGTGCCAGTGCTCGCGTTCTTTTTTGTTCTAACCAATTTATGCCTTGCCACTCACTCCCACTCTGCACCTTCAGCAAATTCAGAGGTAGTAGTTCCTCCACCTCCTTTTTCCCTCTCTGATGTTCGATCAGACACAAACGTAACTAATCCGGCGTGCAAACATCAATGGACGGAACTGTGCGCGCAATGGAAGAGTGCAGATGCTGCTGAGGCAGCGGTTAGTTGGGCGGCAAGATCATTCTATCTTTCTATGGGTGGTATGATTGTTGGAGCGGCGACATTGGCCGCAGCGTCTGCGGCAGCGATATATGCCAGGGCGGCAACTGCGCAAGCGCGGCGTAGCGCGGACGCTGCCTACGACGCCGTTGCAACCGCGAGAAGGGTAGGTGAGGCTCAAACGCGCGCATATTTGTTCTTAAAATCAGCTAAATATAGATTGTCAAAGAAGGAAATCGCTGTTGCGATAGAGATCGGAAACACGGGCCAGTCGCCAGCGACAAACGTGTCCTATGTCGCGTCACTGCGGGTGTTTGAAGTGGGTGGTACCCGGTCGCGTCCGCGAGTACTAACTTTCGTGTCTTCTGACGAAACTACTGGTGACCTACAGCCAGTGAACGCTAATAGCTTCGCTGTAGAGGATATTCCATTTTTTTGGGGAGTGAACGTCCCAGACGATAAAACAGATCTAACAGGCAAATCGGTTTTCGCCGACGGCAATGAGATTGCTTTTGATCTGGAAGTTAGGTGGCAAGATGTATTCGGGGTGAACCACCGCTTCTCAGCCTATCTAATGGCTGACGTTGGCCCCAGTCCCACTAACAGCCGCGTTAGGCGATCTCCCCGTGGTGATATGGTAATAAGGGCCGATGATCCCCAATACGATTGGCAGGTTTAGTTAGGATAAAGTCCTTGCTCGGTTTAATTGTTTGATCATCTCTTTCGTGGCGGAATTTCGGCCCACGTAGCGGCGAATAATTTTCTCAACCGTCTCTTCCTCCCACGCCATGATTTCTGCGATGACGCGTATCGACAGCCCGGCGATATAGAACTTGGTCGCTGCGGTCCCTCTTAAGTCGTGGAAGTGCAGATCGCGCTCCAGCATGTTCGTTTTTTCTTTCGCGCGCCAGAACATCGTATTCAATCCGCTCGGCTTCCACGGCTTCTTTTTGGAACTGGTAAGGATGACGGGCGAGCGCTTGGCGATGCGCTCAAGAATTTCATTCAAGGCGTCGTAGCGCGGTATGATCGCCTCGCGCTTGTGCCTGCTCTTGCCGGTCGAAATAATGATGGCATCGGGGCCGACATGCGACCATGAAAGTTTCAGCAGATCGCTGACGCGCAAGCCGGTATGGGCGGCGAGGTCGATAACCCACTTCAACTCGTCAGAGCAAGCGGCCTTGACTTGCGCAATGTCGGCATCCGTCCAGATGATTTCTGAACGGTCGGAACTGTACAGATGCTTGATGCCCTCGGCTGGATTGGCGCTTAGCTTGCCCATCGGGTCTACGCCATGGGACAAGATGCGGGAAAGAACCTGCATGCCAGTGTCTGCGGCGCGCGGCGTCTCACTGTACTGGCCGCGCCATTGGCGAATGCGAGGGCGGATTTTGTCCGTGCGGTTGAACTGCGCAATGCTCAAATTGCCGAAGTACTCGGAAATTCGATCAATCCACGGCGTCCAGACGCGCTTAGTTGAATCGGCGAGCTTCTTGAACTCGGTTGCCTTGTAGTGGGTGATGATAGAGCGGAAGCGTCCGCTTTCCGGCTCCATGCGGCTGGCGATGGCTTCGTTATAGGATGCCATGAACGCCGCCGTTCCCGGCTGGCCGTCGAGCCTTGGGCCGCCGCGCCAAGCGTAATAGTAGATGTTGCCCTTGGCCCTTACGGTGTGGATGCCCTTTAGCTCAACTGTAACCATGCTTTTTATCAAACTCCGCAAGTTCGCGGTCCAGATCGTCTTCGTCGTTCTGTGCCGGTGGCGTAAAATGCCATCGAAATGTGCCGTCTGGCAATGTGTCCAGCGCGGTTGGCGTCAACCCGTTCTTTTTCAGTGCCTCAAGCGTAGCGGTGACATCGCGAACTCGAAGGGTAGGGCGACGTTGTTTTCTGTGAGCGGCTGGTATGGCGGCGGTCATGTTGTACCGTTCTCAGTGACTTTGATTGCAAGCGCGGGCGGCAACCGCCCGCGCTCCGGGTGAAATCAGGCCGACATTTCCGGCTTGCCCGCGAACTTCGGCAGGCCAAGTTCTGCGGCGGTTTCGTGCAGGGCGAAGTTAACGGCTTTGGTGATGTGGATATCGGGCCGGTAAAGCATGCACGTCCACGAAAGCGTGCCTTCACGAAGGCGGTAGCGCAGGCGCACGGGAAGGCGGATGCTTTCACCCTGGAAGAACGGAGCGATGTTGAGGACGAAGACGCCCGGCACGGTGATCGGGTCGCCGTTGGCGTTCTTGTGGTCTTCCTCGAAAACGATCTGGCTTTCGCCGGTTTGCAGTTTCAGGGCCGTCTTGACGCGGGTTTCCGCATTGATCTGCAAGCCCTGCGAAAGCACTACCAGTTCATTCGGATAGGCGATCTTTGCCCGGAAGAGCAATTCGAGGTCTTTCACCTCGTCAGAGTCCGGCGCGGCCAGTTCGGCGATATGGTCTTCGATGAATTCCGCAAACTCGTTTTGCGTCAAGGCTTTGCCATGGATTCCCTGCCAAGCTTTCCACTCTTCGGAAAGCGGAAACGCATAGTGCACGCGGTGCTTGCCGTTATCCGGGTCGTCGCCGTGGTAGTCGATAACGGCGGTGAAGGCGGGGGTGCGCCAGTCCGTAACCGCAAAGATTACACTGTTGTCCGTCTTGTGGCGCTCGACCAGCTTGACGAAGGAATCCAGCGTTTCAACATTGGCCGTGCCATGCTTGCGCTCCGGGCGGGTGCGCCATGGCGCGAAGATCGTGGACACGTCCGACAGCTTGCCGCTGGTCGGGTCCAGCAGCGCCGGGACGGTGGCAGGAATGCCCTTGGCGTCGGCAGGTGCCGGAACCTGCACAATCGTGGCGTTGGTCTGCGCCGCGAGCTTTGCGATTTCGGCGACGGCGGTGTGGGTGAATTGGTCCATTTCAGTTCCTCTGTTGGTGCGCCGGTCACTGGCCGGTCGCAGTTGCTAAAGTTGGGAAATCAGCCTGCGGAGACTTCGCGGGGCGAAAACATGTCGTGCTGGCGGGGATGCTCGGTCGAAAGCGCGCCGTCCTCGACAACCCAAAAGACCGAGTTCTTGCGCGGCAGCTTCGGGGTTTTGGATTCCATATCGGCGGAAATCGTCACCATGCCATCCTTGACGGACAGGGCGAGTTTCAGGGTGACGGAACCCTTGAAAGTCTGCATGGCGTTGGCTTCGGACATGTCCGAAAGCTTCTCCAGCGTCTGGCCGATCTCGGCGGAAAAGGCGGGGTTAAGCTGGCCGTTTTCCAGCATGCCGATAATGGTGGAGGCATCGCGTATTTTCTTCATGCGGATGGTTCCTTGTGGTTTGAGGAAGGTCACGCGCGCCCGGCGGCGACGTGGTGGCGCTTGATCTCGGCGAGGCTCGTGGCGCAAAGCGCCGCGCCGCCGATGATGGCAAGGATGAGGACGGCGCAAGCGCAGGCCAGAAAGAACCGGCCATAGGGCGGCGTTGTCTGCTGCGGGCGCTCTGTCGGGATCATGGGGTAAATCTGGATCAAGGCTGTCTCCATCCGTTCGGGAAACCGCCTCGCGTGAGGCGGAAACCGGAGCGGACGTTTCAGGCCGCAACGCGGGCGTCCTCAACGCGTATGTCGTGGAAACGGGCAATAGCTGCATCACCGCAGCGATGGATTTCCTCAGCGGTAAACCATTCGCGAAGGTCGGCTTTCGTGCAGCCTTCGCCCACGCGCTGGATGGCGTCCGCCATTGCCTGTGTCAGTTCGGTGTCGTTAGCGGTATTGATGCGCATTCCGGTATCTCCTGATTGGGGTGGGGCGAGCCTTTTTGCCTCATGCTCGGGAGGGCTTTTCAGCGGGACAATCGGCCTGCGACGAAGCCGATTGCGACCAGCAGGACGCTGGAAACGAGGTCCATGGCGAAGGAAAAGAAGAGGGCCTGCATGGTGACGAGAAGGCCCGCCGCCGTCGCCAAGGCGATATTCTTCGCGGTCGCCATCATTAGAGGTACTTGGCCAGATCAAGCTCGACAGTGGACGCGATCTTCGCAAGCACTGCTTTCTCTTCATCGGAAATGCCGCCGCTGTCTGCCACGTCCAGCGCGACCAGAAGCACTGTTTCGCTCATGTCGTGGTCGGCCTTGATGTCTTCGATTTCCTTGAAGAGACCGGCCTTGCCGACGCGGCCCACGGAGCGGCTGCACATTTTGTCCATCGTGGTTTCGATGGCGCGGGCATCGAAAGCACCGGAAAGGGCGGCGTTGGACTTCACAGCGGCGACGGCGGCCAGAAGTTCCTTGTCGTCAAGGTCGCCGTCCGCCGTGGCGACGAGGGCGGACGCGGCGCAAACCGCTTCCAGAAAATCAGTCTTGCCGGAAAACTTCTTCGCCTTGTCACCGACGAGGCTTTTGAACATTGCAAGCATAAGGCTCCATCCTTCTTTCGTTGAGGGAGCCGGGCGGCATGTTCACATTTCGAGGGTGCGCCGCCCGGCAGTCTACCCAAGCCGCAACGAGGTTTAGCGGTTTGGTTGGCGGCATACAAGCACAGCTTTAAAATACGTGCAAGTCATACTTTAAAACTAAAGCGCTGAAAAACGATTCGACAACGCGGGAAAAAGAATCAATTATTAGAACACAACAAGAACAGAACGGAGAGAAATGGATGCAATCGGGTGCTGCTGCCACACTGAACCAAGTGCTTTCGCTTTCTATTGAGTGCGGAGATTGTGGCCGTATGCGCTGGCGGAAGCCGCAGGAGCTTTACCGAGTGCGCGGAGTCGGCCCTGCTACTAAGCTTGTAGATCTGGGCAGTCGATTAGTGTGCTCGGCCTGCCAGTCGGAAGGGCTGGACGGTCGGAATATATCCATCCAAGCCGCATTTTCATTTGAAAACGACCGTATCAGGGCGGAAGCTTGGCGTATCAATAGCCAAGCAGTTCGCGTAGCGGGATGATCCGCCACATGTTCTTTATCGTGTAGGCGTCGAACTGCAGCTCCTTGGGCGGATTGTATTGTTCGCAAACTATCGCGCCCTTCGTCCGCCCTTTAAGCTTCTTCACGTACGCTTTGCCGACCGTTGCGCCATCATCTGGGAACATTTCAATCACTACATGGTCGCCAGCGACGGCCTCGCGTCCGCCAACATAGATGAGTTCGCCGGGATCGTATCGCGGAATCATGCTTTCGCTGAGCACGTGAAGCGCGAAAACTTTCCTGAGATGCGCAATTCCTGGGGGTCTGCGAACGTAGCCAGAGACTTCACCATTCAAGGTGAAATCGCCATCGTCTCCCCCTACGGCTACTCCCAAAACCTCGACGTCCATAGGACCTGTCGGCGCAGGTCCTAAATCTGTGATTTGCTCGGCGTCGGCTAACGCTTCCTCGTCATCCAGATATCGCAGCGTGCCGTTGCTTAGGGCGACAGGATCGATTCGCAGCTTCTGCGAAATCGCTTGAAGATGCTCCATTGCGATAGCGTTCGCACCGCGTTCCCAGTTGCCAACAGCGCCAGTACTTACGCCGCCTGCCTCGGCGAGATCGCGCATCACCAGCCCCCGCCGAATGCGTGCGGTTCGAATGGCTTGGCCAATTTTTCTTCGAAGTTCGTTTTGATCCATGGGCGGGATGAAAGGGGAACTTTCATCGCTCGTCCATTTAAGTATAGCTTGCATGGATTTTAAAGCTGTGCTTTTAATCGCGCTCATGGACACGAACCTCAATCAGAATGGGTTAATCGCAGTAAAAGGTGCCGCACGCGGCGCTAGCGCGATTGCGCGCGCTATTGGGGTAACTCCACAAGCGGTAGCGCAGTGGAAGGCAATTCCGCCGGAACACGTCCTGAAGCTAGAAAAAGCCTTCGGTGTCTCCCGTCATGTTCAGCGGCCTGACGTATTCGGACCCGCTGAATTGGAGGCCGCAGAATGAACGGCCTCGTTTCCCTTTCGCGCGGCCAATCCTCCCGGCCTGCTGCGACCCGCGCCGGTGCGCTTTCCTTCTTCTCGCCCGGCGCGGGCAACTCTCGTTTTGCATGTGGGCCTCCGTAGCTTCCTGACGCCCTGAAACTCTCATCTCCAATCAATTCCCACCACGGGAAAAACGCCGGGATTTTCCCGGCGCGGGAAAGGTATTGTCTCATGATTTCAAACGCATGGTTTCACCGCATCAAAGCCGCGCAACGTGACCTTATCCGCCTCGTGGGCGGTATCGATCGTGCGGCGCAGATTACCTCTGTTTCGAAAAGCCAGATTGGGCGCATGAATGCGGCGACCGACCCGGAATTGATGCCCCTGTATTGCGTCTATGCGCTGGAAAGTGAATGCGGCGTGCCGGTCGTCACCTCTGCGATGGCCGAACTGAACGGGCGGCGGCTATCGGACCCGGAAGGCGAGCGCGCCGCGGAGCAATGTGTTGTCGTTGCTTATTCCGACATGGTGCGAAAGGCTGGCGATTTGATCTCCGGCGGCGCGGTCGCGATTTCCGACATGATGGTAACGCCTGCCGAAGCTACAAAGATGGACCGGGACGCAGCGGAATTGGAAGCCGGACTGGCCGCGCTTCGTAAGGCGCTCGCCAGCGTGAAAGCCAAGGGCGGCCACAAAGTCGGATTTAGTGTTGTCGGGGGTGCGGAATGAAGCCCCTGACCGATCCGGCTATCACCGAATTGATGAATCGCCCCTTGTCCGATAGTGCAAGGGGCTTTTTGCGCGAGGTGAAGTTTCAGCGCGGCAAGCTGGAGCTTTACACACCCGTTCGGCGACGACTCGCCGAAGAGTGCCGCCGCTGCGGTTACGTCCATATCACCGCCGATGGCGATACCGCCAAGCTGACAGGCTTGGGGCAGGCGTATCTTGACCGGCTGATGAGGGCGCACTGATGGCCCCTTACAAGCAAGTCAAACTTCCCAAGCCCGGCCCAAGCGCCCTTATCGTCATCGCCGCCGCTGTCCGCGACGGAACCGTAACCGTGGAAACGCAGCAGCAGGGCGCGGCGGCAAACAAGTCGGTCAGCAACGGTTACCTGACGCGGGACAAGAAGAACGGGAAAACCTATTACCCGACCGACCGCGCGCGCGAAATGCTTGCCATGCTGGAAGGCATTGCGGAGCCGGGCGACATGCCGGAACGCGAAACGGAAACCGCTATGGTGCCGGTCGCGGATGCGTCTGGGCTGGTCGCCACGGTGGAGCGAGCGCGGGCGCTGCTGGATGATGGGGATGTCATCAACGCCCGCATTGTCGCTTCGGTCGCCTATAATCAGGCGAAGACCGCTGCGCAGTTCGCCGAACAAATCGGCGCAACCGAAAAGCTCGTCGCCAAGGCTCGACGCATGCAGGCCGACGCGCTGCTGATCGAAACCCGCGCAAAAATCATCATTGCGGACAAATGGGACGAGGCGCAGGCGTCCGGGCAGGCATTAAAAATTGGGAGGCCGAAAAACACTTCCGATGGAAGTGTTTTCTTTGCCGCCGACACTGGTTTGTCGAGCAAGGAAATGGTCGAAGCGCGGCGTTACTCCGCAGCGGAACACCGTGACCCCGGTATTGTTGAGCGTGCTATTCAAGCCCGTATCTCCGCCGGTCTGGAACCGACTAAGGCTAATCTTCGCGCCGCAGTCGGTACGGCGAGCGCAACGAAGGAAGAACGCGGCGCAAACCTTTACGAGACTCCGCCGGAAGCGATGTTCACGCTGCTGGCGCTGGAAGAATTTACCGCGTGCGTGCTGGAACCAGCCTGCGGGCGCGGCGCAATCTCCCGTATGCTGGAAGCCAATAGCTACGGCGTGGTGCTGGCCGATATCAACGATTACGGCACGGCGGACGGCAACGGCGAATTGCAGGCGGTGCAGGACTTCTTGACCTCGCAACCGCTGGAAGCCGGCTCATACGATATCGTCACCAACCCGCCTTACGGCGACGTGTTAAACGCCTTCGTGGCACATGCCCTGCGGGTCTACCAGCCGCGCAAAATGGCGCTTTTGCTCAACCTGAATTTCCTGTGCGGTTTCGCGGATGACGACCGGAATTTCGTCATGGACGATTGCCCGCCCGCGCGCGTTTACGTCTTCAAACGTCGCCTGCCTATGATGCACCGCGACGGATGGGAGGGCAACAAAGCCTCCAGCCGCATGAACACGGCGTGGTTTGTTTGGGAGCGAAACGAGGACGGCAGCTACGGCAGCGCGACCATCGTTCGCCGCGTGGACTGGAAGGAATTCCAGCCGCAGGAAGCCGCCACCTCGGCGGAAAGCGAGGCGGCATGAGCGTTTACGTCGACGACATGCGCGCTCCTTTCGGCAACATGGTGATGTGTCACATGTGGGCGGATTCGGATGACGAACTGCTTGCTATGGCGGACCGCATTCGCGTCCAGCGGAAGTGGATTCAGGGGCATCCGGTTCTCTCTTTCGGCGCGCACCGAAACGCCAGTTGGGTTCATTTCGATATCGCCCTCTCGAAGCGCACCCTTGCGGTCAAATTTGGTGCCATCGAAACAGATCGTTTCGGCCCGGCAATCCACACGGCGAAGCTCCGGCTTGCGGCGGCGATCTCCGCCGGGAACGACGATGCAATCCGGGCAGCACGCGAACGCCTTGCGTCATATGAGGCCATTCGCGTCCGGCACCACGGCGCGCAGGTGCGTCAAGGTGGACCTCGCGAGGGTGACTTTGCCGCGTCGGCTGATCTTCTTTGCGCGGAGCCGCTGTTTCACCGTTTCCTAGAAATGCGGGACAAGACGCGCGCGATTTACAACCAAGACCATGCCGACACCGTGCTGAAAAGCCTGATCGGCATCGCCAGCAAAACACAACTCAACACGGACGAACGGGCGCAGTCGGTTTTCATCGAACTGCGGACGGATTTCGGCGTGTGGAAAAAGAGGGTTTCCGTGTGAGCGACCGCATCTTTCCAGAAGTTCCGATTTCCTACGGCGACAAGTCCACAAAGGCCATGCGGATCACCTGCGCCTGCTGCGGCGCTGTCGCCTATTTCCCGCATCAAACCGGGGTCAATCGCAAGCCGCCAATCGCGGCAACTCAACATTTCCAGAACAAGGGATGGGTGGTCGGCAGCAATCCGCGCAAGGATTTCTGCCCGGTTCACGCCAGCCCGGCCAAGCGTAAAGGACAGAAAGCCATGGCGGATACCGTAGCGACGATTGCAGACAAGCCCCGCGAAATGAGCCGCGATGACCGGCGGATTATCAATGACAAGCTGGACGAGGTTTATGGCAAGGACGCCTACAAATCCCCCTGGACGGATGCTGCCGTGGCGAAGGATTTGGGCGTTCCGCGCGATTGGGTGGCGCAGGTTCGCGACCAGTTCTTCGGCCCGGCAGGATCGAACCCGCTTTATGATGAATTCCTGAAAGAGACGAAGCTGGTGGAAGGGGCGTTCCTCGCTTGCGAGGAAGCGACCGCACGCGCCGAAAAGGCTGCTGCCGACCAGCGCCGGGCGCATGGTGATCTTTGCAAGGCGATGGACAGCTACCGCGCTCTGGCGCGCAAGGTAGAGCGGGAAATCAGCCGATGACCGACCTTATGCCTATCGTTGAAATTCTGGCGGACTGCCAGACGGACGCGGCGCGCGCGGACTGGCTTTTGCGCGCGCCGCAGGGCGTCATCTACCGCGACCACACCACGATCCGCCGGGTTTTGCAGGAAGCGCATTTTACGCTCGGCGTGGACGCGCTGGACGTGGAATTTGCAGCTATCAACGCCACGCGCCTCCCGGACGGCGGGTTGCCGCATACGGTCGTTCTCGGCGTCCATGCCGTGCGCTCTTTCCTGCGCGACGTGGTGCGGAAAGGCGGTGCACAGTGATGGAACCGGATCACGGCGCAATGTCGCGCGCATGGTCTTGGCGTCACGCGGTCGGTAAATCCGGCCTGCCGCCGATCACGCGCCTTGTGCTGCATACGCTTGGCCTGAAAATGGATGCGACCGGCGGTTCCTGCTATCCGCCTATTTCGGAACTGGTGGACCTGACGGGACTCGATAAGAAAACCGTCCTGAAACACCTCGAAATCGCCGAAGAGAGCGGTTGGATTGTCGTCACGCAACACGGTTTTCGCGGCCAGAAATGGAAGCGGAACGAATACGTTGCGCGGTGGCCGGGACGCGACCTTTCCGGCAATGCTGCCAGCAGCGAAGAAAATGAAGGTGGTGGAAATCCTCCACCACGTTCCGATGATGCTAGCACCTTCCAAGGTGGTGGAACAGTTCCACCGCGTTCCGCCGTCAAGGTGGTGGAAATCGTTCCCGAAGGTGGTGGAAATGACGACCGGAAGGTGGTGGAGGAGTTCCACCAAGATAAGAATCTTCCAACTAACATTCCAGAAAACTCTCCAGCCGCTGGCGCGGAAGAGGGAGTTTTGAAAAAGGTTGATCGAAAAAAGATAGAGCACGCTTTCACGCTGTGGTTCGCGACGTGGAAAAAGGGCGATATCGAATATGCCCGCAACGCGTGGTTCGCTCTTTCTCCGGAAGATCGGACCGAGTGCGTGGAGCGGACGCCCGCCTATCTTCGTTGGGCCAAGCCTGCCGACCTGATGGCCGCAGCGGTCTACCTCAAAAACCGTCACTGGCGCGACCTGCCGGAACATGTTCTTGCTGAGCCGATCAACACCCATGGTATTGCCAAGGTCTGTGGCAAGCTCTGGATGGGGACGCGCTTTGAGGCGTTGTCGAAAGAACCGACCGGCCTGCTGTATGTGACCAGCTTTGACGAAACCCGCATCGCCAAGGGCATGATTTCCCGCGAACAGCTTGTGTTCGAAAAGCGCCGTGACAATGGCTGGCCACTCGTCAACACCATGCGTGACCTTGCCCGTCGCCGCGAGCCTTTCAACACTTCGCTCTCGCTTCTCCCCTTGGTGCAGGACTTCCGGCAGGTGCACCGCGACAGCGATGTGTTCGCGGCATGGAAGCGCCTGCATGAGCGCAACGGCTGGCCCTTTGTCGAACATCCGCCCGAATGGGTCTACTTCCCCCCGGTCGATGACGGGGCTGACGATCTCGAAGCGGCAGTTGATGCCGCGCTTTCCAAATTTCTTTCCACCATCAGCGAGGGACGCACCAATGATGCATAACGTGAAGATTTATGCCGCCAGCAAGCCGGTCAACCCGGAGCTTTATGACCTGACGCGCTTTGCCTCTCTGTTCGACCAGATGCAGAACACGAAGCGACTCACCGCCACGATGCTTTCGATGGCGGCGGAGAATCAGAAGGGCAAGCACGAATGGTTCGTGGTGGAGACGAAGCACAAGGCCGAAAAAGTTGTTGAGGAAGCTCTCTTCAAGGCCGGTGTGAAAGTTTTTTTGCCCATGGAAAATTGCGGTAAACAGGTCGTTCGTGGTCGCGTCATCCATGATGTTTTGCGCCCGATGATGCCCGGTTATGTGCTGGTCAACATGGTTTATTCGCCCGCCGCAGTCTGCGGTATTGCCCGGCTGGAAGGTGTCGCGGGCTTCGTCGGCGGCATGATTGAACCGCATCGTGTATCAGACGAGGAAATGAATCGATTCAAGCTCTTCGGTACTCAAGAGCTTGACCTTGATTTGGAGCACTGCAAGAGCTTTCGGCGCGGCGATAAGGTCCGCTTTAGCAGCGGGCCGTTCGTCGGTTTCGCGGGCCATGTCACCAAACTGCGCAAGGATAAGGTGGTTGACGGCGAACGTATCGCGAGCGGCGCTATCATCGTCGTAGAGATGTTTGGTGCTGTTACGCCTGTCGAAACCTCTCTTGCATTGCTCGAAAAGTTGTGACTATGCATAGCGCAGGATGATCTGCTGATCCTGTGCAAGCGCGTCGGTCTCGACCGGCGAGTGGAGTTAAAGCCTCCCACGCGGATATGCCGGGTAGACCCTGCCTTGACCCTCTCGCCAGAGAGACCGATTCAAGGCCAGTGCGACAGCTATATCATCGGCGGACTTGAGCGAAGGCGACCCTAACCCGGTCGCCTTTTTCGTTTGCATAGGGTGTAGGCAACTTCCGGGATAATCTGACGATGGCTGTTCTGTCCATGAAATGGGCCGACCGCAATCTTGCGGAATACGGCGACCGGATAGCGGAACTCAAACGGCGCTTCCCGACAGTTCTGCCGCGTATCGTCAATCAGGTTGGCAACAGGACAAAAACCGTTGTCATCCGCGAACTGACGAAACAGACGGGCTTGCCGCGCGCCACCATCGTCAAGGCCATCGGCAATCCGGCAACCGCGAAGCCGGGCCGCTACGTCTATGACATGACCACGCGGGGCGGCAACATTCGCCTCAAATATCTGCGCCCGAAGGAAACCGAAGCCGGTGTCGTGGCTCGACCATTCGGAAAGCCGACGCTCTATCCCGGCGCGTTCCTGCGCGGTGGACAGTTCCCCGACCGAAAGCCGGTGTCGCAGTTCAACGGCCATGCCTATTACCGGCTCAACCGCTCCGGCACGAAGATCACCTTCGCCCGCTCGGGCGTTTTCATCCCGAAGGAAATGACCAGCGGCGCGACAGCCGAAGCATTCCAGCGCATAGCAGCGCCCTTGCTGAAAGAGCGGGTCGAAGCCGCCCTTGCCAAGCTGGTCCCCTGACCGGCCACCCCGACCCCCGACCTCGACCCGCCCCATGCCCCCCTCGGTCGGGTCCTCCCCCAAAAGAGGCCAAGTAGCGGGTGTGGGCGACTGCGGGATTTCGCTCTGTGAAGAAAATTATAGGGGGGTTCCACCGCCCTTTCGATGGAATCGGAATCAGATGGCAAAGAGCTATCCTGACGAGTTGCGTGAACAGGTCGTGGCCTTCATGGACGAGGGCCACACCGTTCGGGAAGCGGCGGCAAAGTTCAACGTCAGCCCGAGTTTCGCGGCCAAATCGCACAAGAAACATGCGGAAGCTGGCGAAAGCCTCCCGCTGCTTAACGAAACGGCACCTGCCGAACCGGAAAAGCAACCGCTCGATATCGAAATCACCGCATCCGAACTGGCGGAACTCCTGAAGGTTTCGAAGCGCGCGGTCTCGGATTTCGTAGAGCGTGGAATCGTGGTGAAGACAGAACGGAATCGCTTTGATCTCCGCCAATCCATCCAACTCTACTGTGAGCATTTGCGCATCGTTGCTGCCGGTCGCGGTGGTGACGGCGCGGATGTTCTTACTGCCGAACGCGCTCGACTGGCGCGCGAACAGGCCGACCAGACAGCCATGAAAAACGCAGCCATGCGCCGCGAAATGGTTTCGATGACGGACGTGCGGAACGAATGGGTTTCGATAGGCCGACGCATCCGCAACGCTGTTCTGTCGGTGCCTTCGCGCTGTCGTCAGATGCTCCCGCATCTCACGACCTACGATGTGGACCTGATCGGCCAAGAAATCCGGTCGGCGCTTACCGAACTTGGTGACGAGGACGATGACAACGGCGCTGACGACATTGCGGCGAGCGGTATGGGACAGCCTGTTGCCGCCGCCGAAACTTCGGCTGTCGGAATGGATTGAACATACCGTCCATCTGCCGGAAGGCGTTTCATCGCTGACCGGCAAGGTGCGGCTTTGGCCTCCGCAGAAAGAAATCGCCGACGCCATTGGTGATACGGCAATCGAGCGGGTTACGCTGGTCAAGCCGGTCCGTGTCGGCTTCACGACGCTGCTGACCAGCGCCATGGCAAGTTTCTGTTCGAACGATCCGTCGCCGATCCTTTCGCTTCTGCCGACAGAGGCCGACTGCCGCGACTACATGGTTTCGGACGTTGAACCGATTTTCGACGCCTCGCCAGCGCTTCGCGGCCTGTTGACCGGCGACACCAGCGAAGGCGGGCGCAATACCCTCCTTGCCCGCCGCTTTCCGGGTGGCTTTCTGAAAGTCATTGCCGCCAAGGCTCCGCGTAACCTGCGCCGTCACAATGTCCGTATCCTCTTCATTGATGAGGCGGACGGCATGGACGCGACGAAGGAAGGATCGCCGATCCTGCTGGCAGAACGCCGCACGCTGTCGTTCGCTGACCGCAAGATTGTGATGGGTTCAACGCCGGTCTACGAGGCGACCAGCTACGTGCTGCGGGCCTACGAGCAATCGGACAAGCGCATTTATGAGGTGCCTTGCCCCGAGTGCGGTCACTTCCATGAAATCACATGGGCCGATATCCATTGGCCCGAAGGTGAACCGGAAAAGGCGTACTATGTTTGCGTCGAGTGCGGTTCGGTGGTGGATGAACGGCACAAGCCGGGCATGGTGGCGAATGGGCGCTGGCGCGCGCTTCGACCGGAAATCAAGGATCATGCCGGTTTCCGCATGAATGCCCTGATTTCGCTTTTGCCTAACGCCTCCTGGGGGCGGCTGGCGCGCGAATTCGTCACGGTCAAAAACGACCCTTCGACACTGCAAACCTTCGTCAACACCATTCTTGCCCAAGGGTGGAAAGAGGACGGCGACGAACTGGACGATATCGAGCTTGCAGGCCGCGCCGAAGATTTCGGGTTGGAAAATATCCCGGTCCAAGTGCTGATTATCACGGTCGGCGTGGACGTGCAGGATGATCGTCTGGAAGCAACCTTCGTCGGTTGGGACAAAGAGGGTATCCCCTATGTTCTCGGCCATACCGTTGTGTGGGGTCGCTATGATGACCATACCACATGGGCCGAACTGGACGTTGCCCTGACGACGCAATGGGATCATCCCCTTGGCGGCAAGATCAAGGTCGATGCCGTTTGCGTCGATAGCTCGGACGGCGAGACGATGGAAACAGTCTATCGCTTCGCGTTCCCGCGCTTCAATCGCCGCGTTCTGGCGATCAAGGGAGCGGCTGGCAATCGGCCATGGATTGAGCGCTCCAAAACGAACGTGAAGGGCGGACGCCTTTTCATCGTCGGCGTGGACGGTATCAAGAGCCACATTTTCGGAAGGCTGGCCCGGCCCAAATCAATCCGGTTTTCGAAGGACTTGCCGGAAGTTTGGTACGAGCAGCTTGCGGGCGAAAAGATGGAAGTCCGCTATCTGCGCGGCCAGCCAAGCCGCCAGTTCGTTCCGATACCAGGCCGACGCCATGAAGCGCTTGACTGCACGGTATACGCCTTCGCCGCCCGCCAGATGGTCAATGCCAATTGGGCGCACCGCGAGGGCGAGCTTTCGACACCGCCGGAACCGGCGGTCGCTACCTACACACAAGAAATCGCGAAACCGGAGTGGCTTGCATAATGGCGACTACAGACGATCAAATTGCTGCGCTTGAAGATGCAATCGCAATGGGCGCGCGAAAGGTGATATTCCACTCTGGCGGCACGCGCCGCGAGGTGGAATATCACTCTCTCAAAGACATGAGGGAGGCACTTGCTGCCCTCAAATCCAACCGGTCGGGCGGCTCCCGCACCATTTACGCGGCGCTCGACTGATGGGCCTCGCTACCGTTCTTGACCGGACCATTGGTTACTTCTCGCCCGAAGCTGGCCTTCGGCGGGTAAAGCACCGCGCCGCGCTGGAAATCATGTCACGCGCATACGCTGGCGCAGATACCAGCCGCCTGAAATCCGGCAGGCACGCACCATCAACATCGGCGGACGCGGAAATTGCGCGCGCCGGTCGGACTCTGCGCAACCGCATGCGCGATCTCGCCCGCAACAATCCCTATGCTGCGAAGGCTATCCACGAACTTGTCACCCACGCCATCGGTGACGGGATCATTCCCCGTTCGAAAAACAAGAAGCTGAACAAGCTTTTTGCGGAGTGGAGCAAGGTTTGTGATGCGGACGGCGATCTTGATTTCAACGGTATCGTCAACCTGACGGCCCGTGAAATGTTCGAAAGCGGCAACGGCATTGTGCGCCGCCGCCGCCGCAGGCTGGAAGATGGCCTGCCGGTCCCGCTGCAATTGCAGGTTCTTGAATCGGACCTGATCGACACGACCAAGGAAGGCGTCCTTTCCGATGGCGGCAAGATCATCCAAGGCATCGAATTTGATGCCATCGGCAGGAAGCGCGCCTACTGGATGTTCGGTTCGCATCCGGGCAACAGCTTCTTTGACCCGAAGTCCACGATTGTTTCGAAGCCCGTTCCCGCTTCCGACATTGCCCATGCTTTCGAAAAGCAGCGAACGCAGGTGATGGGAGCGCCGTGGGGTACGCCAGCGATGGCCGACACCTACGATCTTGCGTCCTACGAACAGGCGGAATTAACGCGCAAGCGGCTGGAAGCCTGCCTTGTCGGTGTGATGACCGGCGGCGACGAAGGCGACCAGCTTGGCATGCCCATGGCAGATAATAGTCCGACAAAGCCGGGCATTTATGATGTCAACGGCAGGCGCGTCGAGAAATTCGAACCCGGCATGTTCTACAATGCCGTTGGTGGCCGGGGCATAGAGTTCTCGCAACCAGCGGTGACGGATAGCTATGATCCCTACAAGTCTTCCATGCTGCATACCATCGCGGCGGGCTGGCGGGTTCCCTATGCCATCATGTCGGGTCGGCTGGACAAGGTGAACTATTCGTCGAGCAAGATCGGGCTGGAAGGCTTTCGGCGGACCATATCCGCCGTTCAATGGCTGATCCTCATTCCAATGGTGTTGCAGCCTATTTGGGACTGGTTCTGCGATGCGGCTTACTTCGCTGGCATCATCAAGACCCCAAAGGTTGCCGTGGAATGGTCGCCGCCGCGCTTCTATTCCGCCGACCCGCTGAAAGACGTGAACGCCCGCATCAAGGAAGTGCGGTCGGGCTTCCGTTCCCTGTCCAGCGTCATCGCCGAGATGGGCGAAAACCCGGATGAGGTGCTGGACGAAATCGCGTCCGACGCTGCCAAGATCGACAAGCGGAAGCTTGTTCTCGACAGCGACCCCCGGCGGATGTCTCAGGCCGGACAGGTGCAACAGCGGGACGAAACCGACGACCCGCCCGACGACAAGTCGGAAGACGACGACAAGGACCCCGACGATGACGAAACTTGAACTGCGCAAAGCGCCCGCCTCCCTGCCGATGCAGGTTCGCGGACAAGACCTCAATATCGGTTCTATCGATGAAGAGGCGCGCACCGTGACGCTGGTATTCACGACCGGCGCTGCGGTACGCCGCCTGCGCTATACCGGATGGGACACGGCTGTCCCGTTCGATGAAGTCCTTGTCGTTAGCGAACGGGCGCTGGACCTCACACGCATGAATTTGGGTGCGCCGGTTCTGGACAGCCATTCCCGGTGGTCCACCTTTTCGCAGATCGCCGTTGTTGAACGGGCGTGGATCGAAAAAAGTGAAGGATGGGCGACCATCCGTTTCCCGAAGGCCGGAATTGACCTCGCCGCCGACCGCATGTTCGGGCTGGTCTCTGACAAGATCATCAAGAATGTGTCGGTGGGTTACTCCATCGATAAAATCCGGGTGGAGGAAGCGGCGAAGAAAGGCGAGGTTGAAAAGATTTTCGTAGAGCGCTGGACGCCGAACGAGATTTCTTTTGTGACCGTTCCCGCCGATCCCGGCGCGCAGGTTCGATCCAGCGAAGCCACGTTCCCCCTCTCTATCCAGTCTGCGGCATGTCTCGACCTTCGGGCCGCTCGCATGCGCATGGCCGAAGCCGAACGCCGCTTCGGCTGACACTGATTCCATTTTTTCAGTTCGCCGCCTGACTTCCACCGGGGATGCAGGGCGACGGCGCTTGTCCTTCCCGGTAATACAAAAGGAACCGCACGCCATGAAAAAGGCTGCATATGTTTTCGCGACCGTCGCCGCAATCGTCTGCTTCGGTCTTGCCTTCACCATTCTTTCCGCTGACCCTTCCCACGCGGCCTCGCTCATGAGCCACGATGCGTTCGTGCAGACGCGCGGCATTCTGGATCATGTCTATCAGGCCAGCCCGGCACTGCTGGCATTGCGGGCGACCGCCGCCGACCTGACGACGCGTGCCGAAAACAAGCGCAAGGAACTGGTGGAAGGGCTTTCCGATGAAGCCGCCCGCGCCATCGAAAAAGAGCATTCGGACATTCTTGCCGAACTGGATGGCGTCCGCGCCGGGATTGCAACGCTCGAAACTGCGGAGCGAGGCGGTACGGCTCCCACGCCTGTCAACACCACGCCGCAGGCTGTTGCGCAGAATGCGGAACGTGCCGAACGCGAGCGCGTGACGACTATCGATGATCTGGCGGCGCGTGCGGGTTTTCCTGACTTCGCGCGTGACCATATCCGCTCCGGCACTTCGCTGGACAGCTTCCGGGGCCTGCTGCTGGATCACATGGTGACCAATGAGCGCACCGCCCCGACCGACAGCCGCGTTCGCGTGCAGGTCGGTAACGACGAAGCCGATACCACCCGTTCGGCCCGTGTCGAGGCGCTAGCCTATGGTCTCGGCGCGCCGGTCCCACAGGCTGGCCCGTCTGCCGCCGCCCGTCAGTACATGGGCCAAGGGCTGGTCGATATCGCTGCCGATTGCGTGAACTATCATGGTCGGCGCATGCTGAACGCGCGCGATATCGACAATATCTTCAGCCGCGCCGCGCACTCGACTTCGGATTTCCCTGTTATCTTCGAAGGTGCTGTTAACCGCACGCTGGAACAGCGTTATGCGCTGGCGCAGCCCACCTTCAAGCGGTTCGCCCGCAAGAAGAACTTCCGCGATTTTCGCCCGGATACGGTCGTTAAGACCGGCGATTTCCCGATGCTGGAAAAGATTCTGGAAAACGGCAAGATCAAGTTCGGTTCGTTCGGCGAAGGCAAGGAAGCCGTGCAGGCTTTCAGCTACGCCATCGCCCTGAATATCAGCCGGCAGATGCTCATCAATGACGATCTTGGCGCCATCGCCGAACTGTTGACGAGCTATGGCGCGTCCGTCGCCCTGTTCGAAGAAGTCACCTTCTATGCCGGTGCTTTCAACGGCAAGCTGGCAGACGGCAAGGCCGTGTTCCACGCCGACCATGAAAACCTTGCCGCAGAGGGTTCGGCCATCACGGTCGATAGCGTGGGTGATGGCCGCAAGGCGATGAGCCAGCAGAAGACGATTGACAAGAAACCGATGTTGGCAAACCCGGCCCGTATTATGCTGGTCGGCCCCAACAAGCTGACCGAAGCGGAAAAGCTGCTGGCTTCGATTACGCCCGCCACGGTTTCCACCGTCAACATCTTCTCCGGCAAGTTCGAACTGGTGGAAACCTCGCAGATCGGTGACAACTCCTGGAATCTTTTTGCCGATCCGGCGACCGGCTCCAACTATCGTTGGGGTTACCTCGAAGGTTACGAGGCTCCGCGCGTTCGTATGGATGAACCGTTCGGGTCGCAGGGTTTCAGCATGTCCGTGGAACACGACTTCGGTTGCGGCGCGACCGATTTCCGCTTCGGTTATCGCAACCCCGGCCAGTAAGCCGCCCGCCTGACTTCGTTGGGAGAGCCGCCCGGCTCTTCCTCTCCCGTCACGTTGATCGCAAGGAAGATCACCATGAAAAATTATCGAGGCCCCGCCGATACGGTGGAAGTCACCGCGCCTGCCGATGTCAAATCCGGCGACGGCGTACTTGTCGGCAAGCTCTTTGGCGTTGCGGAGTTCTCCGCCAAGGCGGGCGAGCGCGTCAACATCGCCCGCAAGGGTCTTTTCACGCTGCCAAAGACGAACGGACAGGCTTGGACCGAAGGCGCTATCTTGTATTGGGACGGTGCTAAGACCACGACCGCCGACAATGGCGGTGCAAACACCAAAGTCGGTTTTGCTGCCGCTGTTGCAATCAATCCGTCCGATTTCGGCGAAGTGCTGGTTGACCAGTAACATGGTCGATTGGCGAAAACTGGAAGCTGCCGTTGACCGGAAGGTTGGCGGCGCTTTTGGCGAGACGGTCCGCCTGTCGTTCTTGGTGAACGGCAAGACGGACCCGGACCGCCCGCAAATTGTCATCCGCTGCGAAGCTCTGCACACAGAGGACGACTCAACGCGACCCGCTGGCAATGCCGCTAGCGGCCCCCATCGCGTCCGCTTCGCTGCGGCGGATGCTGTGTTGTTCATTGACCGCTCGACCTACGAAGGCCCGGCGCTGAAAACCGGAGACAAGGTGCGGGCAATGGATCGGGCGGGCGAACCCGTTTGGTTGGTCGATTTTGTCAGTGACCGGCATAGCAACCTTATCGCTGTTGCCCTGAAAGAGATTTAGGAGCCTCTATGTCCTTCATTCGCTTTGCCGCCCGCATCTCTGCCGTGGAGGCGACCAAGGGCAATACGGTCGTTGGCGAAAACGTGCTGGATAGCGAAATTGGCGTGCTCGATATCGCTGCCGATGGCTCTTTGCGGACGGATAAGGATAAGCCTTTCATCTCCGTTTATACTGACGGTTCGAAATTGATGGAAGGTCTGGAGCTTCGCTCGCTGGCATCGCCGGGGCAACTCGATATCGTTTTTGAGGCTGGCGTGACCACGGCGCACGCCGTCACCGATGCCGAGACGGACGAAAGTGTTATTCTCGGGATGCCCGCGACAGACGCGACGTTTGAGTTTCACCTTGATATGGCGCTTCGCCAGACCGGCGATGCCCTCAATGACCCCGACAACGAATGGGCGGAAATCTTCCGCTCTCTCTGTCTGTCGTTTCAATCCGCATCGCGCTCGCGCATAAGCGGCGATACGAACGGCGTGCGGCTTGCCGCGCACCAACTGAAAATCACCGCCAATATGGTGGCCGAACCATTGTGCGGGCAACCGCTAAATCCCGGCTCTCCTTTCGCGAAATTCCTTTTGAAGTGCGAAAGCGACCTTGTTCCGAATGATCCGTCCATGGCGGAAAAGATCGCCCTCATGCGGGCGCATCTTTCCGGTGATGCCAGCGAATTGCAAACGGCAATGCGGCGATACGGTCTTATCCATGACGAGGCCGACGCCATGTTGATCACGCCTTACGAGGGGTCGCCCTGATGGCTAGTTTGGTGGACCAGATCACGGAACTTTATGTCCGCATGGCCGAACTTGAGCGCCGGAACCGCAACCGGCGGCGCAAGGGTACGATTGCGGAAGTCAGTGACGACAAGTCGAAATATCGCGTCAAGCTGTCGGAACAGGCGGGCAAGCCGTACCTAACGCCATGGATCAAGGCGCGGACCCTTGCTGCCGGTGGCGTCAAGGTGGATGTCCTCTACAGCGTCGGCGAACAGGTGGATGTTGTTTCCGAAAACGGTGACATGACCGATGCGCAGATAGATTTTTCTACCTACAGCGACGACAACGCCCGCGAAAACAGCAACACGCCGTTTCATATCAAGATCGGCGATACCGTGATTGAGGCGTCGGCGGGACAGGCAAAAGTCACGTCGCCGAAGGTGATTGTTGAATCGCCCAACGTACAGCTTGGCGGGGACGGCGGTAAGCAGGTCGCCCGGATCGGCGACAAGGTGCACGTCGCAAGCGGCTCATCCGCTGGTATGTGGCCGATTGTCGAAGGCTCGGAAAAAGTCTTCGCGGTGGACTGAGGAAACCCCATGAAAAACTACAAGGTTCGAACCGGCTGCGAGATCGCCGGGCGCTGGCGGTCGGCTGGCGAAACCATCCCCCTGACCGACGACGAAGCCCGCGAGCTTGCTCCGCCCTTCGGCAATGTCGTTCTCCCTGAAAAAGAGGATAGCGCCCATGGCAAGCTCAACCGGCGTAAACGGGCAGACCGGCGCGCCGCTGAATGACTGGCCGCATACGCAGCAGTCAATCCGCAAAATCCTGAAAACGCCGAAAGGCTCGCGCGTCATGCGCCGGACCTTCGGTAGCAATGTTCCTGATTTCATAGACAGCAAGATGACGCGGCGGAACGTGCTTGCGCTCTATTCCGCCGCAGCAACCGCAATCCTTGAATGGGAACCGCGCTTCCGCATGACAGCCGGGCGCGTGACCCAAGCGGATGCCAATGGCGTCATCGCGCTGGATATCTTCGGCACCTATTATCCTCGCGGCCATCGTGGCGATTACTCCATTGCGGAGAGCGCCAGCGTCCGCGTCATTTATCCGGGCAAATGACCATGGCGATTTACGCACCGACGACGATTGATGTTTCCCGCCTGCCGTTGCCCGATGCGATTAGCCCGCTGGATTTCGAAACGCTCTATAGCGAGTTCAAGGTGCGGTTCCTTGCATTCTGGAACACGCTGCGGGCGGTCAATCCGTCGCTACCGGAATATGACGTGCAGGATCTCGAAACGGACCCTGCGGGCGTCGTCGGTGAAGCTTGGTCCTACCTCCGTCTTCTGGACCGGCAGAATGTCAATGACACCTTCCGCGCGCTTCTCGCGGCCTATGCGAAGGGTTCCAATCTGGATGCCATCGCCGCAAACCGGAACATAGTCCGCCTGACCGTGGTTGCCGCAACCGCGAATGCAGCGGCGATTGTGGAGGGCGATGACGCACTGTTGCGCCGCTATCTGCTGTCTTACGATCTGCCGTCCGCCGGTTCTGCCGGTCGCTACCTCTATGATGCGTGGACGGCTTGGCCGCAATCTGCCGACAAGACCCTTGGGCTTTGGGACGCGCGGGTGAATGGCCGGGCGGTCCATGGCCGTCGCGGTGATACGGACGTTGTTGTCATCGGCCCCATGGGCAGGCTTCCGACCGTCCTGGAGCTGGACGCTGTCCGGGCGTCGGTAACGAACCCGAACCGTGCGCCGGAAGCGGTCGCCATTTCGGTCATGTCTGCTGGGCGTACCGAATACGCGGTCTCCCTCGTCCTTGAAATTCCGGCTGTGGGGCCGTCTGCCGATATCGTCCGGCAGGAAGCGGAAAAGCGTGTCACCGCAGCGGCGACCGCCCGCATTCTGATTGGCGGTGAAATTCCCGAAGCCCTATTTTCAGGGGCTGCTTTTGGTGACGGCGTTATCAGGGTCCGCGACCTCGCGCCGGTTGTCATCCAGCCCGACGCCTACAAGGTGCCGGTGATGACCAGCCTTAACATCACTGTCGAGGTGCGGGCATGAGCGACGTAGGCGTGCTGCTGCCCTCATCGGCGGAGCCATTCGAAAAGGCGCTCGCCGCCGGTATGTCGGACGATCTACCGATACCCTTTGCGGTGCTGATGGACCCGTACCAGACGCCCGCACGGTTCCTGCCATGGCTTGCCGTGCATCATTCGGTCGATCTCTGGTTTGACGACTGGACCGAAGAGCGCAAGCGGGAAATGATTGCGCAATCCGCCGGGGTTTCGACGCTCTATCCCGCGTCACCTTTGGCGGTGCTGAAAGGCACGCTTGCCGGGTTGAAGCGCTACCTTGCGTTTGTGGATGCGGAAATCGTGGATCGCATCGCCCATCCGAACCGCTTCACCTTCGGGCGGGCGGTGATTGGTCGCACACCGATAGCGCACCAGCCTTTCGTTGCGCATTACCTTGTCCGCGTCACGCTGGCAGCACCGAAGAACCGCTTCCAGATTGGCCGCAGCGCCTTCGGGCGTGCGGCGATGACGGCGGTTGACCTTGAACCTATCCGCCGCGCCAAGCGCGCGATGACGACCGCCAAGACGCCGGAAACGCTCTATTCGGTGTCCTTCGCATGGCGGCGCGGCATCACCTTTAACGACAATATTTTCATCGACGGAAGCCATGCCATCGGCGGTTACATGGATCGCAAGCGGCTGGATTGAGGGTAACGACACATGCAGCGCACTTCCTTTGCAGAAGCTGAAATCGCCGATCACGCTGATTTCGAAAACATCGGTTTGCAGGCGCAGGCCGCGACGGATGATCTTTGGCAGAATGCTATTGGCTATCCTGCCCATTGGGCCGCGTTTACTGTCGCACGCAAATCGGCGCAGGAAATCACGGTTTCTGCCGGTCGCTACGTCGCCGGGAAAATCGTCTACGCGCAGGTAGCGCCGAAGGATGTGAACCTGCAACTTCATATCCCGGCTGCTGCATCAGATCAGCGTTGGGTTGCCGTACTGCTGCGCGGCAAGGAAGTTATCGACATGGCGACGCGGCCTTTCGAAACGTCCGATGATCCGGAAACCAGCGTCATCGTCAACCGCACGACGCCGAAGACTATTCGCCGCGTTGTCGAGTTGATCGTGCAGCAAGGTGAAGCCAACCCGGTTCCCGTCAAGCCGGTGGTGGATGCCACAGATGCTTGCATTGCCTTTGTGCTGCTGACCTCTTCCGGCGTCAACGCCATTGAACCAGGCAATAGCGACCGCGTGAAAACACTCTATGAAGTGGAAGGACGTGTTACGGCTCTGGAAGTCGATCTTGATGGCCTTTTCATGCGAACCGAGACGATTGAAACGCAGATCGTCAATATTCAGGCGAAGCTTACGGAAATCCCCCGCCGTGAAGTCATTCGCCAGATGCAGCGCGATATTGGTGCTGCCCGGCTGAAAGTCGACCTGCCGGACGAGGCCCGTGCCTTCGTCTTCGATAACGCGCTTATCAAAGACCGTTGGGACATGACCAACGTGGATTGGCTGGCGCGCATTGAAGAAGGCGTTCGGTTCGGTTTTGCAGCCGAAGTGCAGGCGCGGCTTGAGGTGCAGGCGGAAGATGATCCGAAGATTGCCTTTCGTGGTCGCCGTATGGTGCCAGCCTTCGAAGAGGTAACGCGTATTGCCAACACCTCGCTGGACGGAACACTGAATATTTCGCAGTTGGTGCATACGCAAACCACTCTTGTCCGAAAGGAAGTGTCCCGTGTCCGCATCACCTACGGGCCGACGATGTGGGCCTGCGAAAATCAGGCTGGATGGTCCGGCCTCGGTGAAGACGCCCGCGTGGGAGAAATGCTGAACGTGGGTGGCGAGACCTTCGAAGTGGTCGACGTCTACACCCGCAACCATGGGCATTCACAGTATGGTGTCCGGCAGCTACGTTATGAGGTTTATAACGAGCCTTATTGGGAATACGTCACCGAAGATGTGGGCGTGAACGGCTCCATCTACGGACAGTCCCTCCTCGTTGCGCAGCCGATGCAGTTGACCAGTCTCGACCTGTCGTTTGCCCGCGTCGGCGCTGATGGTGATGTGCATGTCTTCATCGTGGAAACTACCACGGGCGGCATGCCGCGATTTGATGCTGTTCTGGCGCAGGGCAAGTTGACCCACGCCGATCTTGTTGTTGGCTGGAATAAGGTTGTTTTGCCTATCACGCTGCTTGAAAGCGGGAAGCGCTACGCGTTCGTGACCGTAACGACTGGTGCGCATGCGCTGCATGTCTCGGCGTCGAACAAGTACACGGGCGGCACGCAATTCCTGACAACGGACGGCGCGTTTTCGCAAGGTTCGACCGAAACGGATATCTGCTTCCGGCTCAATGCTGCTCGTTATCATAGCCCGCGCACAGTTATTCCGATGCAGGCTTTGAACCTCGCGGACGGCATGACGCAAATCGACATGCTGTTTGCCGGATGGGTGCCGGGCGGCTGTACACTCGGATGGGAAATCCGGCCTTCCGGTTCGACAGTCTGGACGGAACTGGATGACGGGGACCCGGCGACGAACCCGCTTGTTGGTCTTCCGGCTTCGGTGGAACTGCGCATGGTCATGATGGGAACGGCTGACTTGCAGCCAATGATCCAGCTTGACCAAAAAGCAGTCTCTCGCGTTTCGAGAAACCGCAGCACCATGCGGGCCGTCACCAAAAGCTTCCAGTTCGGGTTTGCGACAACGCATATCCAGACGCAATACACGCTGGATAGCTTCGACCCGGAGCGCCACACCTTCACACCCGCCATCATGGTGGGCAACGCGGTGATAAATCCTGACACAACGGAAGTCACCGTTGACGCACAGGTGCCGACGCGCCGGACCTACCTTTCAACCTACACGCTGGGCGCTGCTGCCAACGCCGCACGCATGCGCCCTGCCGCCGCCACCACGAATGTCGTGTCCGTGCCGTTCGTGCAGGACGCGTTCATTGCTGCACTCTAGGGGGTTCCCATGGCTTTCAAGATCGACACGGACAAATCCTATGAGGTGAAGCTTACGCGCCCTGTGAAGCGCGGAGCTTTCACCTACAAGCCGCTGAACGAAATCACCATGCGCGGAGCGGTCGTCGCGGCGATCATCGAGCAGGAAGGTGACGAGGTGCTGGACTATGCCAGAGAGGTCTGACGGTTATCAGCTTCCATCCTACCCCAAGACGCTCATTGATCGGCCATTGTGGAATAGCACGATGGCCGATCTTCACTCGCGACTGGTTGCCCGCGAACAGTTGGAAGCATCCTTCGAGACGTTGATGACGCAGGGTATTCAGGCCTCGCTTGACTACATTCAAGTCAATGTCGCCCCGCAGATCGCCAGCCTTCAAGCGGCAATCAATCTGGCACAGGAGCAAATTGACCAGATCATTATCGGTGGCAAGGCACCCGATACGCTCAAGTTTGGCGGGCAGTTGCCCGCCTTCTACGCCACGGCGCAGGCTCTGACGGATGGCCTTGGCAGCAAGGTGCCGAACACTCGAAAGGTGAACGGTAAAGAACTGTCCGGGGATATCGAACTTACTAAAAGTGATGTCGGGCTGGATAAGCTCAACAACACGGCAGACAAAGACAAGCCGGTGAGTGACGCGCAAAAGACTGCGCTGGATAAGAAGGTTGGTTTTGATGAGGCGCAGAATTTAAGCTTGGCCCAAAAGGGACAGGTTATCGCCAACATCGGCGGGGGCGTTCTGGCTGGTCACCGCAATAAACTCATCAACGGTGGCCTTCCCATCTGGCAAAAGGGTCCTGGTCCCTTCACTACATCCGGTTACACGGCTGATATGTGGCGGCTTGAACCGGGGGCGGGTTCTTCAAATTCCGTGTCGCGATCTGATTTTATTGCCGATGACAGCCTTCCGTTTGTCGACAAGTACGCACTTGCGTGGACGCGAACGGTTGCCGGTTCTGCCCCCTCTTATCTTTTACACAAGATAGAGGGTGCGCGGACACTGGCAGGGTCGCTTTGCACCCTGACGATTTGGGCAAGGGCTACCGCCGCGACCAAAATCCGGGGGAATCTTCAGCAGAGGTTCGGCACAGGCGGTGCGCCATCCGCAACGGAGGTATACCAAGGACCCACCGAGTTTGTTTTCGCTGGAGGGGGCCTCTTACAAAGGTTCGATCTTGTTTTCACGCTCGGAAAACTTGCGGCAAAAACCTTCGGCAGCAATGGCGATGATGCCTTGTGGGTCCTGTTTGAGTGGTTGAATACAGACCCTAATGCGACAATCGCGTTGGCGCATATTTCGCTCGTGGAGGGTGATGCGCGAGCCGACCCGAACCCCTTTTCCGCGCGTCCTGATGCTCTTGAGCAAACACTTTGCGAGAGGTTTTATCAGGAGTATTACGGCACGTTCTTCGCTTACTCTGGCAGTGGTAGCGCATCTGTACGTCGCGTCAGTGTGTTCTTTCGTACGGCGATGCGCACGGCTCCCAACATAAGTTGGAATTCTGGAAATACATTCATCCTGGAAGAGCGATCGACAACGCAAGCTCGTTGGTATTGCGACCCGGGAAACGTCAACACAGAAGCCGCGTTGGGTAGTCTGAAATTAAGTTCGGAGCTTTGATATGGAGGTTCACGGATACACGGCCTCGGGTTCGATCAGTGCGACTATCGAAGGCGAAAAGTGGGATGTTCCCGACGAAATGTCGAGTCGCCTTCGTCAGATGATTGCCGAATGGGAGGAGGAAGGGAATAATATCCCTCCATATGTTCCGCCAAGTCTGACAGAAGGCGAGGTTGATGCTGAACGCGACCGTCGAATTTCTGCTGGTTTCACGTTCAATGGCGTCTTCTACCAGTCACGCCGTGCAGATCGCGAAAATATCGCAGGCGCGTCAGTTGCGGCACTTTCTGCCATAAGTGCTGGTGCTCAACCCGGCAATTATCGCTGGCACGGCGGCGGCGAGGACTTTGTGTGGATTGCTGCTGACAACACAATGCATCCGCTTGACGCACAATCGACCTTCGCCATGGGGCAGGCCGCAATGGCCCATAAGCAGGCTCATATCTTTGCAGCGCGTGCGCTGAAAGACATGAACCCCATCCCGGCGGATTTTGCGACCAACGCAACCTACTGGCCTTGATGCCTCTCATTCTTTGAAAACCCGCCCCGCCTTGTCTGGCGGTGCGCGCCCTCATGTCCGGGTGTGAGCCGGAACCCTTCCTTCAAAATTTGGAACCTTCAACGGAGACCAGCCGAATGGTTGACCTGTCCTATCATCATGGCGTCAAGCTTGTCGAAAGCGCCGACTCCCCGGCAATCGCACGCGTGACCCGCAGCGGCATCACTTTCGTCAACGGCATCGCGCCGAACGCGGACCCTGCCGCCTTTCCTCTGAACTATCCAACGATCGTGCGGTCGTTGACGGCTGCAACCGCGCTTGGTGCGGCAGGAACGTTGCTGGAAGATATCACCACCGTTTTCGATGAAGGTGGTTCTTGGTGCATCGTCAACCGTGTCCCTGAAAGCGCCGATGCTGCCACGCTGCAGAACAACTTGATTGGCGATCCGGTGGCCCGGACCGGCCTTTATGCCGCGCTCCGCGCCAAGGCCCTGACCGGCTATCAGCCGCGTGTCATCATCACCGCCGGAGATACCGGCGCGTGGATCGAAGACGGCGTTGTTTCGGTATCGCTGACTTCGCAGGGCGATAACCTGACCGAAGCACCGGTCGTCACTGCGACGGGCGGTGGCAATGATCCCGGCAAGGTGCTGCCGACGCTGGAAGCTGTGATGGGAACCGGGACCGACGCCGACAAAGTTGTTTCGGTCAAGGTCGTCACGCCCGGCAAGAAAATGTCGCAAGCTCCTGTCCTGACCTTTACGGGCGGCGGGGCTGATGCTGGCAAGGTGCTGGCCACCGCCACCGCCAATGTCGGCGACGTGGCGAACCCCTTTGTTTCGGCGCTCAATGCCGTCACCCCGAAAATCCGCGCGCGCGCCTATATCTCGGGTCCGAACACGACCGACGCCGAAGCCGTGCGCTTCCGTCAGACGGTCAACGGCGGGCGCATCCTGATCATTGATCCGAAGGTGATCAAGAACGTCAACGGCGTGCCGGTGACGAAGCCTGTCGCCGCTGTCTTCGCTGGCGTCCGCGCCCGTGTCGTGGCGTCGGCGGAAGGCTTCTCCGGGTCGGTGTCGAACAAGATCATTCGCACCATCGACGGTGTAGCTCGGACGATCTCCTATCCTGATGACAGCAACTACCTGAACGAAAATCAGGTCGCCACGATCATCAATGAGCGCGGCGGTTTCAGGACGTGGGGTAGCCGTCTCGCGATTGACGATCCGCTGTGGCAGTTCGACAGTGTGCGCGCCACCGCCGACATGATCAATGAGTCTCTTGAAGACCTCTATTTCCTCTATGTGGATCGCAAGACCACTAAGGGCAATTTCAAGATGCTCATCGAAGACGGCAACGCCGCAATGCGTGTCTTCACGAAGAACGAAGACATTCTCGGCGGCAGCGTCTGGCTGTCCGACCAGAACGACCCGACCTTGATGGTCAACGGCAAGACCCTGCTTGGGGTCGAATTCGAGCCGGTTGGCCTCATGGAGCAAATCCACATCACCACCCACCGCAACATCGTCCGGTATCAGTTGCTGATTGACGAGGTGAACGGGGCAATCGAAATCGGCGCGCTCTCGGTCGCCGCGTAAGGAGCTTTTCACATGGCGCAAAAAACTCTCCCCGCCTACATCCTGCGGAACTGCATGCTGTGGGCGGACCGTCAAAGCAAGCTCGGGCAGATCGGCGATATCACGCCGCCGGTTCCCGAAGCCGTCCGCGAGGATGTCCGCAATGCCGGGATGATCAAGGCCCGCAAGGTGCATCTCGGTTACAACGCGCTGGAATTCAGCTTCAAGATGCCGGGCGTGGACCCGCAGATTTTGAAGCTGCACGGCATCAAGATCGGTGAGGAAACGCCCTTCATGATCACCGGGGCGCTGGTGGACGAAGATGGCACCACGCATAGCGCCGTGATGACCATTCGCGGCAGGCTCTACAAGCCGGACGCCGGGACGTGGAAGGCAGGCGAGCTTTCCGAAAACGACTACGGCGTGGACGTGAACTATTACAAGCTCGAAATCGACGGCGAGCAAATCTACGAGATGGACGATTTTGATTTCAAGGTCGGTGGCGTCTCGCAGTTCGGCGATATCCGCAACGCGTTGCTGCTGTAACGGCTAGCGCTCCCACTCTCTCCCAATACTTCCAATCCGGCCCGCGTTCTGCGGGCCATTTTTTCAGGTGAAACCATGGACGCAATCTCTGCAACGCTCGCCAAGCCGGTCGAGCATGACGGCAAGACCTATACCGACCTGACCTTCCGCGAACCGGATGTCGGCGATTTGCTTGTGGCGGACGAGACCACGTCCGACCTCGCGCGGATGGTCACGCTGTTAGCCCTCATTTCCGATGTGCCGCTACCCGCATTCAAGCGGATCAAGGGCAGCGATTTCAAGGCGATCATCGCCAAGACTAAACCGCTTTTGGGAAACGACCAGAAGAACACGACTGGCGGCTAGTAGCCGTCTACGTCGCAAATATCACGCATACACCGCTCAACATAATTGAGCGGTGGCCCGCCCGAAAACTCCTGGCTTACTTCCACAAGGCCAATGAGTTGCGAAAAATCATGAGAGAATGACCATGGGTGTCCAGCAAAGCAGCCTCCGTATCTCGCTTATTGATGATGCAAGCGCCACCGCGCTACATATCGGGCGTGCGCTGGACGGCCTGCGGGCGCAATCCGCTTCCGCCTTCGCGCCAATGCGGGGTTTGATCGGACAGGCGGTTGCGCTCGGCGCTGGTTACTTCGGTGTCACGCGCGGTCTGGAAGCGACGGCGGGCGCGGCCATCAGTTTCGAGTCTGCATTTGCGGACGTGAAAAAGGTGGTCGAAGCCAATGAAGAACAGTTTGAAAACATGCGCCGAAGCATCCGGCGCATGTCGGGCGAAATCCCGCTGGCCGCAAATGACATCGCCGCACTGTTCGCCGCCGCAGGTGAAAGCGGTATCGCGACCGAAGACTTGCAAAGCTTCGCGGAAATGGCCGCACGCGTCGGCATCGCCTTCGATCTCGGCGCAGGTGAGGCAGGGGAAAGCCTTGCCAAGCTGAAAACGCAGCTTGGTTTGACGGTCGCCGAAACGGGCGACATGGCCGATGCCATCAACTATCTGTCCAACAACATGGCGTCCAAGGCTAAGGACGTGACCGAATTTATGTTGCGGGTTGGCTCCTTCGGTGAAATGGGCGGCTTCGCAAAAGAAGAACTCGCGGCCATGGGTAGCGCCATGATCTCCGCCGGTTCGGATGCCAGCACGGCGGGAACCGCTATGTTGAACGTCATCCGCGCATTGACGAAGGGCGAGTTTGCCAAGAAGTCGCAGCGTGACGCCGCCAAGGCACTCGGGCTGCATCTGCCGTCCATCGCAAAGGATATGCAGAAAGATGCGAAAGGCACCATGCGCAAGGTGCTGACGGCGATTGCGAAAGCGCCGAAGGACAAGCAGGTTTCCTTGCTGTCCGAATTCTTCGGCGACGAAGCGCGCGCCTTCATGCCGCTGGTCGGCAATATCAAGCTGCTGGATCAAGCGCTGGACAGTGTGGCCGACCGCACGAAATATGCAGGCTCCGCATTCAATGAGTACATCCAGCGCGCCAGCACCACGCAAAACGTTCTGGAATTGCTCGGGAACAAGATTTCGAACGTCTTTGCGGAAATCGGTGACAGCATGTTGCCGACCATCCGCGAGGGCGCGCAGGGCATTGGCGAGGTGCTGGACACGCTCGGCAACCGCGTGACGATCTTCGACCAGATCACGAATTTCACGAAGGGGTTTGCGCAGGGCTTCGGTTATACCGGCGGCATGAAGGAATTCATGAACGATCTCGGTGACCTGTTGCTTGGTCCGGTTGATCCAAACGCCGCCGACCGCATCGGGGCCATCTTCATGAGGGCGAAGGAATGGGGCGCTTCCATCCGCGAATTGAACGATGCAATTAAGGATAACCCTATCGCCAAGTTTTTTGCCGAAATGTCTGGTTACGGCTTCCAGCTTTTTGCGTGGGGAATGGGTATTTCCATGCTGGCTGGCACCATTCGGAAACTAGCGGCAGCGCTGTTTGTACTGTCCGGCGCAAGTACCTTGCTCGGGGCTTTGAAAGCGGTGAAAGGAATCGCCGATATTGTAGATGGGCGATCCGGCGGAGGTGGGGGAAGCACACGTGGAGCCGGGAACGGAGGTAGTGCTAACTCACGGAAAAACTCCACGACGGCACCATGGTCCGGCGGGTTGCTCAATCTGTTCAACTCAGCGTTTCTGCTTAATTCTCTGCCGGATGGGGCAGACGAGATGCAGAATTTCATGGAGAAGAACAAAAAGCGGTGGGACGGATACAACGATTGGCTAGAAAAAAATGTGGGGAGCCCTAGATCGTGGACGCAATCAGATAGCCGTCCTGCGCCAACTTCGGTTTACTCACAGATGGCCATGGACAACGCCGTCCAAGCCCGCGCTAATGGCATACGGGGCGGGTCCACCGATGTTTTGCCCGGAAAAACTGCTGACGATTTAGGCATGAGAACAGTGCGTATCGACGCCTCTTCTATGTCTGAAATGATCAAACCTGCTGGAACACAAGACGTTCGGGTGGTCAATCCTCAACGGCCAAATGTAACTATTCACGCGCCGATAAGCATTACCGGCGTTGCGGACCCGCAGGCGGCAGCATCGCAGGTGGTACGGGAGTTGGAAGGTGAACTGTCGAAGCTAGAAGGCACCTTTAGCGACTAGCTTCAATTGCGCTGTGCGGAAAATCCAAACAGGCTTATGAGTCCTGCCGCGACAAATGAGAGGATAAGCGCTCCTACAATTGTCACCGCAATTTGGCGGGGTGCCATTTTGAGCGCTCCGCCGATCACGCCTGCCAAAGCGATATTAACCAATATCGACAGCAGGGAGTTATTGATTGCCAGTGCGATGAATATCGCGCTCGTGACCAATGCTGAGACGGTAACAACGACTGCGCCACGCCATCCTTCGGTGCCAGAACTGCGCGCGCCCCAAGCGCCACCAATTGCCGCTGCCAAAATGAATAAAATTAGAAGTTCGTTTTCGCTCATTTCGCCCCCTGCTTCGCGCAATGAAAAACAGATGACTCCCGTATTGTCGAGTCATCTTCGGAAAGTGAGATTAGAATGACCGGCGTAACGTCAATGATGCTCGGGGGCTTCGCCTTCGAGGGTTTGGGCTTTGGCTATCAGGGTGTCAAACGCAAGGTGAACACGCCTTGGGTGGATATGCCTGTTGGCCAAACCCTTAATCAGCAGCAATGGACCGGCCCCACGTCCGACGAAGTAACAATTTCCGGCGTGCTTTTTCCCGAAGAGTTTGGCGGGCAATCGCAGCTTGACGGTATCATTGCCGCTTCCATGGCCGGGACTGAAATGATGCTTGTGACCGGCGATGCCGCGCAGGGGGTCATCCAAGGCATGTTTACGGTCCAAAGCGTGGAAGAGGACCGCAGTTACATTAACCGCCGGGGCGAGGCAGGGCGCAACGCCTATTCCATCACGCTCAAGCGCTCTGGCTCCGGCACAATGCCAAGTGCGGGCAGCCTGGTGGATCGGGCTGCATCCTTCCTCTCCGAACTTTTCCGGTGATCATATGGCGACAATTTACACCACGCGGCAGGGCGAGACGGTTGATCTCGCCTGCCTCGCTTTCTATGGGCGCACGGCCAAAGTGGTCGAAGCCGTCATAGATGCTAATCCGGGTCTTGCGTCGCTCGGGCCTGTTCTTCCGCTCGGCACGAAAGTCACCATGCCGGACATTCCTTCCACCAGCACGGCGAAGCCGTTGACCAGCCTTTGGGACTGACCATGAAACCGCGCGTGGAAGTGAGTATCGACGGCGTGCCGGTGGCAGGCCATTTTTATGAACGTTTGCTCTCCCTGACCGTCACTGACGAAGAGGGCATGAAATCCGACACGGTAGATATTGAACTGAATGACGGCCCGCCGAACTTTCTGGCGATCCCGCGTAAGGGGGCAATCATTTCGGTCAAGATGGGTTTCGGTGATGATCTCGTGCCGAAAGGCGTCTTCACCGCGGACAAAGTCAATGTCGATTGCCTGCCGTATAAAATGTCGATTTCCGGCAAGGCTGCGGATCTTCGCAGCGGAAAGCTGAAAGAGCGGCAGGAAAGGTCATGGGACAAAACCAAGCTCGGCGATATCCTGTCACAGATCGCCAGCGAAAGCGGGTTAAGTCCCGCCGTTGATGACGACCTTGCGGGCTTCCAATATGAATGGCTGGCGCAGCAGGACGAAAGCAATATCAATTTCCTGCGGCGGCTTGCGGAACGTCATAACGGCCTCTTCGCCGTCAAGCAAAAGCGCCTGATTTTCACCCGGCTTGGATCGGGTCTTTCGGCTTCGGGTGCGGCGCTCGGCTCCGTCATCCTGACGCCCGAGAAAATCAAGGTCGGAAGCCTGAAAGTCGAAATCAACGACCGCACGAAATACAGCAAGGTCGTGGCCTACTATCAGGATTCCGACAAGGCTGAACGCGTGGAAATCGAAGCGGATGCGGATGCAGATGGCGATAGCGTTTATCGTTTGCCGGAACCTTTTGCATCTCCTGCCGAAGCCGACAAGGCGGCGCAGGCGAAAGCCAAGGAATTGCAGCGAGGCGAAGGCTCGGTTTCCGCCACCGTGATTGGCGATGCGGGTATTGATGCGGGCCTGCCGCTGCTGTTCGCCGATATCCGGCCCGGCGTAGACGGCGTGCCGTACATCATCAAGACGGCGAAAACGGCGTACACCAAAACCGGCGGTCTTGAGGTGGCGGTTTCGGGGAGGCTCTACGATGGCAAATCCGCGACCGAAAAATCGGCTGGCACAGAAAGCGGCAGTTCCAGCGCTGCCCCGGATGCCGCCAAACAAACCGGCAAGGTCGCTCCGAACAGTGCGCCCGGTACGCCTGCCACGCCTTCCTCATTCCTGACACCGCGCCGCTTCGGGCGGACGGACGAAAACTAGGGCGCGGCCCTCCCATTCTTCCCCAAAATCTCAAGGAGATATCCATGTCCGTTGTGACCACGTCACCGCGTGGGCGCGCTTTTATGAGCGCTCATGAAGGAAACCCGCTTACCTGCTACCTTGATCCTGTCCGTATTCCAACCATCGGGCGCGGCTTCACGATGCGAAGCCGATCAGTTCGCCACGAACTGGAAAAGATCGGCATTACAAAGTTGGTGCCGGGCAAAACGAAACTCACGTCAGCCCAATCGGATGCCATCTTCGCGGCAGTGCTTCGGGATGAATTCGAGCCTGCGGTGGTCGCCAAGTCGCCGAATGCGCGCAAACAGCATGAAATGGATGCGGCAGTGTCGGCGATATTCAATCTTGGCACGGGCGCCATGGATTGGCAGTGGGCGAAATTCTGGCGCGCCGGAAAGCAAAAGCAGGCGGCGGACTATCTCGCCAGCCACTACAATACGGCAGGGGGCAAGAAGCTGCCCGGCCTCGTTCGCAGGCGCAAGGAAGAAGCCCTTTTGTTAGAAAAGGGCATCTACACGGGCGTTGGTGAAGGAGTGCCGCGCTCCGCGCAAGAGACTGCGCCGATGCAGCCCGATCCGGTAGTGAAGGAAGCGCAGGCGATCCTTTCTGCAAAGGGCTTCAATCCCGGCGCAATCGACGGCTGGATGGGCGAAAAGACCGCCGCCGCCGTTAAGGCATACCAGTCTGCACACCCGCATCTTGTTGCCGATGGGATTATTGGTCCCGCCACCTTGTCGCAGCTGCGTCGTGACGCTGCCGCCACGAAAGAAGCGGTGCAGGGCGGCGCAGGTTCGCTCTTCGGTTCCGGTTTTGCCGCATGGTCGCTCGGTTTGCCCTGGGGGTGGATCGCGCTTCTTTTTGCGGCGGTCGTGCTTGGTATCATCGCCTACCGCAAACGCGATGTCCTCGCCCGCCGGATCAATAGTTTGCTTGGTCGCGAGGTCGCGGTGTGATGGCAAGAACCGCACTTTATCTTTCGCTCGGGTTGGCGGCGGTGTCTCTCATCGCCACCGGCATCCTCATCATCGACCGCAATGCGACAGATCGCGCGGTTATAAAAACTGAAAGGCAAAATAATGCGGCTGGGGATCGGGCGGACAGCGCTCGTTATCGTTTTGACGATTGCGCTGGCGGGGTGTGGGATTTCGGGGCCGGGCGATGTATCCGGCCTGCGCCGGGTGGTCGGAACTGACTTGATCGGCGTACGAGGCGCAACGCCGGAAGATCAACGGAAAATCGACAGGACTGTTGTGGGCCTTTGTGGTGGCGACGTGTGGAACCGGGACGAATGCGCCCGCCATGGAAAAGGGCGCTGACATGCCGGAGAAATACACCTCTTTCATCGAATTGATGAATGCGTGGGTTGGTGGTGCTTTCACCACTATCATCGCCTCCCTGCTTGGCCGCTTCATGTGGCACGGCAACGAGGCCCGCAAGGGTCGCCGCAAGTTCTTCGGCGTCGAACTGCTTTGGGAACTGCCGGTCGCGCTCGGCATGGCAGTTATCGGGGAAAGTGCTGCGGCCTATGCTGATCTCGGCCAACCTGCATCCACCGGGCTGATTGCACTTCTGGCCTATCTCGGGCCGCGTGGTGTAGAAGCGCTGTTCCATAAGTGGTTTGACCGGCGCATGGCGGGTTAACCGCATACCGTGCCACATTATTAAAAGCCGTCCGGTTCGCCGGGCGGCTTTTTGCGTTTAAGGGCCATTCGTTGCGCTAGCACCTCCGTGCGGCGCGCCCGCTCTATATCGTGCTGTTTGGCGGCGGGCGAATCTCTCGGCGAATGATCCGGGCTTAGATTGGCCTGTCCCAACCCGTGGCAATACTGGCACCGCCAGCGCCGATTGATGTAGCTTTGCTCGGCAGGCATCTTTTCCAGATCGACTTTGACGACGCGGTTACATGGGTCGCAATATGCAGTTACGGTGTAGCATTCTGCCCACAAATAACCGTAGGTGCCGGGCGTGGGTTCATAGCTCAT